GTTTAAGGCATCCCGGACAGAACCGGGGTAGTGCATGGATGTGGCGTTACAGAGACGCCTCGGCCACCGCCACACATCAGAGCGGATTTACCAGTGGTATTATTGCGGCCCACCGACCTTATTCTGTATCTTTAATCCGAAGTAATCCCACCTGCCGATTTTCGCTATCGTGCTTCTAGTGCCTCGACACTATCGCGGGGTGCCCGCGCAAAACCATGAATGTGCCATATAACCAATGTACATACCTATTTAGTGTATGCTACAGTGGGTGAAAATATTTTTAAAACCAAGAATTATTCAATGTTCCCAATGAGTTATCCATGTAGTAGTTGGGCGCTTGCTACATGATTTTTGTGAATGCGTACTTGTATTTGACCATTATAGTAATCATCTGATTCAAGTACCTTTCTGGAAAACTGTTCACGTGCTTCAATATATGAACACTCTGCTTTAGTTCGGCAGTAGAATAGTATTTCGCGAGTAAAATGTTCTTTCCCAAGAGAGAGTACATCATTATTTAGCTCTAAATTTGAACCGTAATAATTTTTCCAATCTGATTCAACTTTAGATCGAACTCTTTTTTTCTTTTGTGTTCCATTTTTCAAAGTGACTGTTTTATAAACCACTTTTGAAAAATAAAAGAGTTTTTTTCCGATATATTTACGACCAGATTGTTTATTTACAATCTGATAAACAAACCCAATTACACCATCGGGGATGTCAGTAACTAGTTTTCGTTTATATCGCCATGTCATATATTATTTAGCATCGGCAGCATCGGCACGCTTTTTTTTATGCCGAACAACACGCTTTTTTAGACCCCGTTTTCGCATAACGGACCTAATTGTTTGCTGCCTGGCGAGGCACATATCATGTAATAATCTTAATGATAGGCATGCTCTGGTGCCGCTTCGTGGATTACCAGTTTTTTCCCATTTGTGATTAGCGTCGTAGTATAGTTTAAATACTCGGGTAATCTCAGCATGGAGTAAATCGTCAGTATCTTTATCCAATGGTTTGTAGAATATCATGAATTGTCCCACCTGTCAAGGGTTTTTGTATACGAAGTGTGAATTTTTAGGTAGTGAGGATTGATGAAAATCCATTTTCTTTAACGACCATTAATACGGTATCTACTCGTTCAACTAGCTCGTCCTTATGACTAATCAAAAATACATTTCGTTTGCGATCTCTGGCAAAATTCTTTAGAATATTTAGGGAGTTGGCTACCCCACTGGCGTCTAACCCATTGTCGATTAGTTCATCAACAAATAGAAGATTTACTCGTTCAAACAGATTTTCCCACACATCGCGGAATGCAAAACTTAACCCCAAAATTAAGCGACTGCGTTCCCCCCGTGATAAATTATCAAAGTCGAGGTCTTGCCCCAATATGGTAATTTCTACCGAAAGATCATTTTGAAAAATGACTGAATGTGGTAGCCCAATTTTGGATAAGTATTCCCCTAATTGTTTATTTAGGAAAGATAAATTTTGATCAATGATTCTTTTTCTGACGAAACTATCTTTATTGGTTAAGAGTTTCAATAAGAATTCTTGATGTTGCCGTTCAATTTCTAGTTCGTTTATTACGGTCCAATCAATTTCTTGAATGGCTTGTTGCTGCAATTCAGTGATTTGATCATCGTATGGATTTTCTTCGGCAAGTTTTGCTTGTAATTGTGATTCTAATGTTCCTAGATTATGTTGATGCGCTAGAGCGTCTTCAATACTAGGATAGAACGTAGTTGGCCGTGATGCGGTTGGGATACTATGTAATTCAGCGGTGATAGTATGGAGTTCGTTGTTAATCGTTTCAGTATACTGTTTAGCCTCTTCTAACGCATTGGTACTAGCGGCAAGTAAGGTAATGTATGAATCCTCAGGCAATGATTGCCCGCATGCATGACATGTTTGCTTAGTTAATGCAGCTATTTCACTGAGTCGTTGATTTACCATCTTTTCATTATTTGCTCGGTTGGATTCCAATAATGATTTTTGACGGGCTAGATTGCGACTTTTTTCAGTATTAGTAAGATGCTCTTTCAGACAAGCATGATTTAATACTTCTTGCTCAATATCAATCTGTTCTAATTTATAGATAGAAGTGGTGATCTTGTTAATTGCTTGTTCATGTTGTACATTCCACGTAGTTTGCTTTTCTATCAGCCGATCAATACTTCTTTGGATAGTGTCGTTTGAATGTTTAATTGCATCAATTGTGGCTGTTTCTTTGGCTATTTCTTCATTGGATCGTTTGATCAATACTTTAAGAGCTTCTGCCTTTTCTGATAGTACCGATATTCCTAACAATTGTTCGATGATGGTGCGTTGATCTCCAGCTTCCATTGCAAGGAATGGTTGACTATAAGTATTAAGCGCAATAATATGCGCAAACATACTATGCCCCATTTTCAATAGCGTGGTGATTGATTGTTGTGTATTTCGAGAATCGCCTTGCGCATCATCAGTAATAGTATTATCTATTCCTTCACGAATAAATTTCAGCACTCCCGGTTTACGCCCCCGATGAATTTCATATTGAACACCGTTAATATCAAATGCCAATTTGACTAACATTTGTTTATTGTTGCGTTTATTGATAAGATTATCTTTTTTGATTTTTGTTAATGCTTGCCCATACAGTGCATAGCTAATAGCATTCAAAATAGAACTCTTACCCACTCCATTACGATATCCAGCGGCTTCCCCGCCTTGATCTAGGTTTTCACCAATAATAAGCGTAAGAAAGTTATTATTTAAATCAATGGTTTGCGGTACATTTCCAGTTGATAAAAAGTTTTGTAGAGTTAAAGTTTTGAAGGTTATCATAAGTTATTGTAAATATTGAGTAATCGTTCACTACTGAAGGTGGATGATTCGATATTAAGAATTTCATCGGTTACTATTTTATCGATGGGTTCTATGGTAGGAGATGGATTGGCGATTTCTGAGATATATTCTTTTCGACTTGGTAGGAGGGCGAACTCTCTCAGGTTGTATGTTCCAACGAATGTATTTTTTATAAAATCAGCTTCTTCGTAGCTAAGATCGATATCTTGAACAACCTGGATGTGTTGTTTTGGTTTGATGATAGTATTGATGTTATCAAGGAGGTGACTCAGTGCCATTGTACGATATGATGGTGCATCTGGCCAATTATGGTATACCGGAGTTCCGCCCCAGGTAAGTGTCATCATACCGCGATCATCGTCCCATGCATCGGCATAGTTGTGTGGGAATGCGTTTCCAATGTAATGAATGTTTTGTTTATGTTGGCGCTTATGGAAATGGCCGCTAAACGCGTACTCACAATGGCGTAAGTTATTAATTTGCAATCCACCATGATTTGGCATATGTATTGATGCGTTCATTAAGAATGTTGGTAATTCAAAGTGTCCGAATATATATTTTCCACGAAGGGAGGAGAGTGTTTTCCATTCTTCTCCAACTAACCATGGGCATAGTACAACATTTCCCATGGTAGTTGGGTGTTGGATGACAGTAATATTAGGAATATGCTTTCCCCACGGGATACTATGGATATTACGTTTATCTCTAAAGAACAAGTCATGATTGCCGAGAATGAAAATAATTTGATCGAAGTTCTTACTTAGGAGTTCTAATCCTGATACGGCATAGTTCATGGTGCGTAAGTTCATGACGGTTCGATTGTGGTGATAATCGCCCAGAAAAATGCAGGTTTCGCAGTTATTTGATTTGGCAATGGTGATAAACCATTCGATGTATTGTATACAATCGATGTTATGTAATTCGCTATTGCTTTTTTCACCAAAATGAATGTCACAAAAGACTGCGGCGTTTTTAAATAAGTTAGTCATTGATGGACCATTGTAGTAGAAGATGTGCTTTATCGATAGAACAATTAAAGGTTATGATAAGTTGAACCGTTTTATTGTTAGTGTATGATGGAGTAACCGTATATTCCCCTGGGTATGTAGATTTGAATTGTGCGATCATCGCTATTATACGGTTCATTGTATTATTATTCATTAATTCAAACAATATCATGGAGTTTATAGATTCGCACAAGTTATTGAGTATCGGAAGGGAGTTGAGTGTATTCGGAACTATATAACAGGTGTATTTCATAGTTTGGCAGCGGCTTGTCGTTTTGCGGCGCGGGCCAGTAATTCTTTGGTGGAGACTTCAGTGACCCCATATCGTTTTAATGCCGCTTCATGTTCGCGTGCACATGTGCGGGTGAAGGATGGTTCCATGTCATTTTTTTCTAATATGTCATCACGGATATTCTGATTTCGCTTTTCCAGGTTAATGGCACGAACGAAGCTATTTTTAATGACTGCTGTGAAATATGAAAATGGGTTGTTGCCCTTGGATTCATCAAATTGTAAACAAATTTGAGTTAATTGAACCACTGCTTGTCCTCGCATTTCATCACTATAGGTATTGCCGGTTATATAGATGCAATCGTTACGTTTTGCTACGAAACACCCATATAAAGTTTCTGGACACCATATAATTCCTTTATATGGTGTGGTTGGAGTGATTGTATGTCTGTATGTATCATACCCACCATTAAAATCGATGGCAGAAAAGGGGATTGCACCATAAGAATCAATATTACAAATTGTTATACAATGGAGAGTATCGTTGATGGTGTAGTTGGTGTACAGCCCAGAAAATGTGCATAATAATTGACATAACTCAACATATGATTTTAGGTAACTATGGTATGTGATATTGAGCCGTGTGTCATATTCCATGATACTGTTTAATAAGAATGAATTTTGTGTTTCAGTTAAAGAAGCGACGAACCGTGTCATGCATTCATTATTAGTTAGTAACTGTGCTATATCTGGCGAATGTAGTGTGATAATAGTGTATAACTCCTTTTCCTGTATTATCACCGGGGTGGATATATGTTCCACGTAATGTTTAATCAATGCTAACATTGAATGGGAATTTGGTATGGAAATCGTAGTCGAATTTTCCCATTGTGCTACTTGGACATCAGAATATTTTAGCAATGTTCCAATGAGTAATAAATCTGATGTGGTATAGGTTTCGGTGGTTGGGTCGTTTGGCCGCCATGACATTACAA